CTACAGCTGTTGCGGAAACATTTGTAATTGTTTTGTCAATCTTTTTTTCTCTCAATAATTTCCAATCCTTTGCAATATCTGCATCAGTATAGTTTTCATATAGGATGCCATGCGATTCTAGTTCTGTGGCCAAAATAGGGAGCAAAGTTTCAAATTCAGCATCAGAGAGGTCTTTGAGTGCATTTCTTTTATTAATTATTTTATTCATGTTTTCAAAAGTGTTGGATTCCATTGTTTATAATATAACAAATAGTTCTTATATTATAATCAATTTTTTAAATAATGAAAAAATAAAGCGCGCGCGAAATATATATATTAGCCTTAAACCTACTTAAAGAACTTTGTCATTGCTTGGTTGCCAGTTTTTTGATTATTTGTTTCTCTAAGAAACTCGTCAAACAGTAATGCCTTTACTTCCTTATTCTTCATAGCCTCTAACTTGTCTTCAAACTTTTCTGGTGGAGCAGTCTTTCGCAGAATTTCAATGTCCCTTCTTAACTTTATAACCTTTGATTTTTTGTTTTGCATCTCCCACATCTTTTCCAAAACTAGTGCAAATACTTGCTGAACTGGCTTCATAATTTGATTTGTAATATAAAATGAATAGTCAATCTTCAGATTATTTTCTTTGATATAAGTTGGGGTTTCAATCTTCTCCCCCTGCAACGCCTTCTTATTAGGATGATGAATGTAAACAAATGGAATTCTGTCTCCTGAACTCGGCTTATTTCCTGGGTCTCTGGCCGTAATTCTATCCGATAAAACTTTGTGAGCAATCTGCTGTGGATTCTTGTATCCAGACCTAAGCGATTTTGTAATAATTAATTTGTCCATAGGATATTTTTCATCCACAATATTTTTTAAACACGTTTTCAAAAACTCGGTTGCTTGTTTAATGTCTTGCTTTTTCATTAATATATCAATAATTCCTCCGTAAATATCCTTCACAATTGGTGCATTATCTCTGCGCTTAAGAACTATTCCCATCTCTTTACGTTTACACTTTTCTGGGTCGTGCTCATAAAGCATTCCCACATAACGCTTCTTGGAAAGCAAGCAAAACGGCATAAATGTTTTCTCATATTCCAGGTCATGTGGATTTTTCAAGAAACTAGATGCTAAATGCCCAGCTTCTTGTGCCAATTCAATTGTAATTTCCAATGCATCTTTTCCTCTAATCGGAATTCCGTCTAGAGTATGCAGATTAAATGTAAAGAATACACTGTCCGTATCTCCATATATGTACTCGGCTTTTGTTAGAACCTTTCCATGTTTACTCGTATCACATATACGATTTCCATATGTTTCTTCAATAATCTTTTTTGCATAAGTCAATAGTAAACGACCAGTAGCAGTTGTTGATGCGGCAATGTCTTTTTCATAGAATGTGCTGGTTCTTGCACCACATTGACCATACAAAGAGTTTGCAGTTAACTTATAACCTATCTGACGCTTATCCAGAACATTTTTCATAAATTCGTCTGTTTGATGAGGAATTAACTTTCTTGTAGTCTTTCTTGCCATTAATAATTCTTCCAGAATAGAAGGCATAATTGCTCTTGCATTGTCTGGAAACTGAGCAAACCGACAAATCTTATGTCCAGATTTAATTTTTTCCGCAGCAGCAGAAGGCGACTTTCTTACATATTTGAACGTATCATATGTAACATCTACATAATCATATCCTGGCAAGTTGTCATAAATATGATTTCCTGATGCATCCGTTTCTCCCGTAATTGTCATGAGTTCACCCTTTAAATTATATTCCTTGGTCCAAACCTTGCTATCGTGCGACAAATTTTCACTCATCATTGAAGACGGATAAAGTGATGCATAATCCACACACGCAACTGGATTGTCAAGATACAAATCACATTTTGGTTCTAATACAATAGCACCCTCATATCCATCATCGCTATCTAGTTTTTCAAGAACAGGCATTAACGTACGTTTTTCTCTGCATTTCTTTGCAACATAACTTGTGAGCTTAATGCCTTGTCCTCGTAAGACCAAGAAACTAATAGGAACACTACAAATCTTGGCCATCTCAATAAACCCTGTTAGGACATCTACCTTGTTCATCAAGTAATGAACGAGGTTACAATCCTGAATACAGTATTTTGCGATAACAGCTCGGTCATCCGCACTACCGTTGGTCATTCTAAAGATGTCTTTTGGAGTGACGTCATCCTTTGCCAAACACCATCTTACCTTTTTGCTCATGTCTGGCGTAATATTCCCAGAAACAATAAATGATTTTTCTTCCTTGTTCACAGACAAAACTGAAAATTTGGCACCATCTGAATAATAGTCAATAGAATGTCCAATTTCTTCAAAGTGAACATAACTACCCTCTAGCAAACCAGTTAGATTTCCACTATAAATAGTTGTAACATCATTTTTGTTATCAAGTGTTTTTATGTAGTCGCCTATAAAATGACCAGCAACATAATCTAACTTGTAAGAAGTAAGATTCTCTTCTCGGCGAAAGTAGTTGTATAAATCAATTTGAATGCGGCCATTCATTTTAATATACTTTAAATCGTGCTGACCACTCGCAATATGAATCGTAGTTTCCTCTAGCTTATATTTCCCAGTAAACGGATCTACACCACAAATTTCATTTTTATTTTTTGACAACTTCAAAAAGTCTGCAATACATTCATTTTCTAAAGCACGATTAAACATAAACGCATAATCAAAACCAAATATGTTATATCCAATGATAATGTCTGGATTTTCACGTTGTATTAGTTTGGTCCATGCTAGCAATACTTGTTGCTCCGTGCTATACGATTCAATCTCACAATTTTCCACAGGAACCTTACCACAAGTATTAAGAACAATGCAGTGATTTAAATATGGGTCTTTTTCTCCAGATTTCAAAAAGGTGGAGCCAATAAATGTCACCTTGTCACCCTCCAGTTGCGGAAAATTGTTTTCTCGCCTTTTTTCTGACAAAGATTTGTTTAATTCGTTTAGTTTCTCTTCTCTAATCAAAGTTTTATCGCATAGCAAATCAACAACTGTATAATTCTTTAATGAGGATTTTTTATTTTTGGATTTTTGATAAAATCCTCCGACATTTTCCTCTTCCTCTTCGTTGTTCATATTCTCAAACATAGTTTCAATTGTCATTTGATTATCATTATCAGCTACATTACATGACTTGTCATTGTCTATTTTTGAAGACAACCATGATTCTATCATTAGTTTGACTTTATCTTCAGAGTCTGGAAGCTGTTCTTTTTTCGGATAAACAAGGTCTATGGTGTGAAGTTCATTGGTTGAAGAATATCCAAAAGCCTTGAGAATAATTTTTCTTAACAACTGTTCAATTTCAGGTTTGCAGTGATTTAAATATGGGTCTTGCATTTTTTCTAGATGTTCAATTATATTTGTAGCGAGCTTTTTATAAGACTTTACTGGAACAGGAAAATCCCCGTGACTACTGCTTGCTTCAATATCAAAACTACAGATTTTATAAGGAACGCGTGTCTCCTTTTCATTCAACGGAATAATATTCTTTTTCTCAACAATAAACTCATATTTGCAATTTGTTTGTTTTCCAGTTTTTACTTCATTTGCCTTCTTTATTGGGATTGCAACCCATCCAGATGGGCTAATATCTTTAATATGAAAGAATCTTAGTAAAGGTGGAATATTTGCCTCATACAAATAAGTAGATTCGTTTGCATAAATAAGACCAGTTTCTCTTAACTTTTGGTCATGATTATACCATAAATTTTTGGTTTTATTAAAAGCCTGCAAATTTGTAAACTGAAACATGACAAACTTGTGTTCTTTTCCACCATCAAATCCGTATAACTTTTTTCTTTTGATAATCTTACAATCGCTAATAGATTTTTCATAATATTTTCCAAGTTTCTTTTTTATAAAGACGAGAAAGTGTTCCTTTGTTTGTTGACTCCAGTTGTCACCAACCTTGACATAGAAGAATGGTCTGAAGTCTTTTACCATTATGGAACAAGATTCCCCTACCTCATTAATACCAAACATTTGTATTATAAAGTTGTTTGTATCGGTTTTAGGCTTATTTTCTTCTTCACTACTAGACTCTTCTTTGCCATCATCTTTCATGTTATAAACGTTAAAATCGTAGAGTCTAAAAACGTGCTCCATTTGTTAGTTTGTTAACATTATTAATAGCGTAATATTTAAGTTCAATTTTTAAAATAAACGCTTGTCTAACATAATTATGTAAATATAATATATATTAGAATGTTGGTATTAGTATTTGACACAGAAACAACAGGATTGCCAAGAGTGGGAAGAGATGTTGAATCACAGTTAGAAAGACCTCCTGCTGAATCAGAACCTATTTGGTCTAGAGCTATATCCGAATGGCCTTTTACCATCCAGTTTAGTTATATTATATACAATTTAGCCACGAACCAATACTCTATGTGTAACAAGTATGTTGAAGATATGCCTCCTGGAATGGCCGAAGCATTTTTAGCTGACCCTAGCACACATTATACCGTTAGAGGCGCTTTAGAAAAACGAGCCGAACAAATTGCAAAAAAAGCTGGCGGAGAACCAAATTTAATGGCTACTAGACGAGAAATTATGGAACAATTTATGAGAGACTTAAATCAAGACATTACTTTGGTTGCACATAACTTGAAATATGATTACAAAATGGCCTTGGCTGAATTATATAGATTGCAACTTGAAAGTGGAGATGAAACTTATTTTAAAACACACGCTGATGTCTTGGGTTCAAAACCTAAATACTGTACAATGTGTGTGGCACAAAAAGATAAAAAGGCAAAAATAAAGGCAAAGGGAAAATATGGTAAACCATGGGATAAACCACCAAAATTGGAAGAATTATACAACAAATTGTTTGGATATGACCCAATACAGGGAAATTTACACAATTCATTGATAGATTCAATTGTTACTTTGAGATGTTTTTACCGGTTGGCAAACTCGCCTCCAGGGATAGCATTATGCGGTGTTGGACCACCAGATGTTTATTTGGCGGCAGGTGAACCCATCGGCACAATAGAAAAAACAATACAAGAGTATATTGAACTAGACATTACACCTTCTGGCACGGACCCAAATGGAGTTGGTGGTCCAGTCGCAGAATGTATAGAAACAATATTGGGTGGAGGGCAAAGAAAAAGAAAAACAAGAAGAAATAAGCGAAGCAATAAACGAAATAAAAAACAAAAAACTCGTAGAAGACGGTAAAATACGATACGATTAAATACAAAAATTCATTTGTATATTTATTATACAAATGAACAAAGACTCTCCCATTAAGGCTATAGCTGTATTTGATGGAAAGAAAATTAAAGGTACTGTTATATTTACAGAAGACCTTAAAAATAACTGTGTGAATGTTGATATAAATATTGTTGGACTTAAGAAAAATGCGCTTCATGGATTTCATGTTCACGAGTCAGGTGATTTGACAAGTCATTGTGAAAGTATGTGTGCACACTTTAATCCTTATGGAAAAAATCATGGTTGTCCAGGTGTGAAAGAGAGACATGTAGGGGATTTAGGAAATTTGCAAACTAATGCTAGCGGTTCAGCAACATATAGAATAGTTGATGATTTTATAAAATTGCGCGGATCTAAGGCAAATATAATTGG